TTGCGCTGGTACCAGTTGGCCATGTCGGTCTTCCCATGATGCGGCGAAGCACTCGACAGGCGGACTATCCCGCGCTACCTTCCTCTTCGCCCAATGAATTCGTGACTGCCCTCGGCTGCTAGCAACAGACCGGGGGCAACCCTTTTCTGCCACGACTTCAGTGCGGAAGCAACGCTATCGCGCGCTCGCGCACATCCAGATGCAACTGTAGCTGAACTGGTCCTGGCAAACGCAGAGCGGCTCCTGCCCATAGGGGCAGAACGGCTTCGGCATGATGCACCGGCTCGACTGCTGAGGCTCAGCCTGTGGCGCGGCCTCGGTGCGGGTGGCGAGCATGAGCGTGATGGCGATGGCGGTCATGGTCTTCATGGTTCGTCTCCTCAGAACGGGAAGTCGGCGTCGGTGGTCTCGCCGGATGCAGCCGAGGGTGCAGCGTCCCAGTCCTCGGCGGCGGCCAGCTTCTTGGGGGCGTTCTTGCGGTGGCGCTCGGCCCAGCCACGGGCGCGGGCGGCATCCTTCGCCGACCAGTCCGCGAACTTGGCCTTGGCCGGGTCGCCGGCCTGCTTGCGGGCGATGGCGTCGAGCATGCCGGAGAGCTCGTCGAGGAACTCGGGCGGGCAGTCCGAGAACTTCCAGCCCTTGTAGTCCGGGCCGGCCCACTTGCTCGGGATGAGGCGCACCTCGGGGTCGCCGTACTTGCCGTCGAGGTCGGCGTCGTCAACCGTCTTCTTCTTGAACTCGCCCGGTGTGGTGGGCATGGCCTTCAGCATCTTGAGGACTTCGTCGAGCTTCTGTTCAATGCGGCGGATGTCGTCTTGCATGGTCGGTTCTTTCACGTTTACGAGGAAGGCCTGGCCGTCTCGGGTGCAGGCGATGCCAATCATTTGCGGAGTTTCTCCGGGCATCCGAGCGCCGGGCAGAAGAAGCAGTGCTTGCCGGGGTTGGGCTCCGGGGTGGTCGACCCCACGAGCTCCTTGGACAGGCGCACGACCTGGCCAGCGTGGATGTGCAGGTCGAAGGCGTCGAAGAGCCACGTCACCGGGTTAACCTTGCCGGTCTGCAGGTTGACGTAGGCGGCAGTGGCTTTGACCGTGGAGACCTTCTCGGCCTCGGAAACCATGAGCGCCAGCGTGCGAAGCTGGGCCTCGTGGTCGTCCGACTTCTTGCCGGTCTTCCAGTCGATGACGTGGGCGGTGCCCTTGCCGAGCACCACCACGTCCGCCGTGCCGTAGACGTGGCCAGGGTTCACCGGGTATTCGCGGTGGCCCTTCAGCGTGATGCGTTCGCACATCATCGCGTCGCGCCAGTGCGGCTCGCGCTGGCCCTCCACCCGCTGGTACCCACCGAGCGCGGCGAGATCGTAGGCCTGCTCGGCCAGAACCTCGTCCGCGTCGGCGAGCTCGGGGTTCAGCCACCCCAGGGCGTTGCGCACCGCGAACTCGTACCCGCTGTCGAGCACATCGATGGGCACCCATTGCCGGGCCACAATTGGCCCTTCAACGAGCTTGTGGAACCGGTTGCCAGCTTGGGCCGCCGGGCCTGGCAAAGTCTCTTCCTGGGGCAGCCAGGCGCTAAGAGAGCATGCCAGCCACCGACGGGTAGCCGAGGCGGTGACGAGCCGGGTCACGCCGAGCCCTTGAGGGCAGCAACCTTGGCGGTGTAGGCGGTGCGCAGCTTGGCGCGGTCGGCCTCGGCGAGTGAGGCAGCGGCCACGCTCACGGGCTTGAGCTCGTCGACCGTGGTGGCGGCCTCGATCTTGGCCAGGAGCTCTTCCACCGTGGGGCCCTTGGGCTTCTCAGCCTCGGCGATGGAAGCCTTGAGGTCGTTAACGTACTTGACGTCGTCGAACAGGCCCAGGTGCACGTCCGCGCTGAAGCCAAGAGAGGCGAGCGCCTTGGACTCGGCGTCGGTCAGGGATTTCTTGGGCGCTTCCTCGTCGGTGTAGAACCCGTGCTTGTTGCTGCCGACGAAGGTCGTCTGGCCAAAGGCCTCGACGCTGCCGCGCTTGCCGTCGAGCACGTACCAGAGTTCGATGCGCAGCACATGGATCACTTCGCGACCGATGACGCCGTGCTTGTCGTGCACGAGCGGAGCCCCTTGGGCGTATTCCTCGGCCAGGATTTTGGACCCCCAGCCCAGGCCCTTGGGGCCGAAGGTCTCGGTCGCCCTGCGCTGCTGGTAGGTGTGGTTGATGGCGGTTCCACGGAACCCGCCGGAGCGGCTGAAGGCCTTGGTGTAGCGGGGGTCGGTGGCTTGCACCGAATCCCACAGGGCCAGGTTCGGGGAGGCGTCGACGGTCGCGGCCTCGGTGGTGGTGGGTTCAGCGGCTTTGCGAGGCATTGCGCATCTCCTCCATGATCTTGACGCTGACGTTGTCAGCCATGATGGCGAGCACGGAGTATTCACCCTCGGCCCCGCCAAGAGCCTCGACGCAGGTGCGGTGCGCCTGGCGCAGCGCCACCTCGCACATGATGAGCTTGGAGAGCTTGGAAATATCGGGGGTCCAGAGTTCAGCGTTCATGTTATCGGTCCTTAATGCGCCACTTCTTGGCGCGGCTTGGGGTGCGTTCGACGCGTTCGGCGTCGATCAAATAAGACAAGTCAGAAGTCAGCACATCGTGCCGGGTTTTCGGCAGGTGAAGGTATGCGGCGAGCTCCCCCAGGGTCATGCCGCCAGGGCCAGCGGTGGCGAGCACGGCCTCGACGATGGCGGCACGGCGGGCTTGGGGTAGCGGCCCACGGCCAGGGCTCACCCACTCGGGGTGGCAGGTTGACCCCAGGTGCAGGGCGTTGACGCGGACGGTCAGCGCCTCGACCTGCTCGGAGAGAGCCCGCACCTTCGCGGAGAAGCTGAGCTCCAGGTCGCGAAGGGCGGTCTCTCCCACGGGTTTCGGGGGAACGAATCTCACCCGGCCCCGTTCAGCCACGCGAGGCAGCGGTGCATCGCGTCGAGCTCGGCCTGAGCGTGACGCAGTCGGGCCAGGATTTCGAGGTGCTCCTCGGCTGTCGTCTCGCCGCAGAGCCGGAGTGACGCGCGCTTGTCGAGGGCGGCAACCTCCCCTGCCATCAGCCGGCGAGCAGTTGGCAGGTGAAAGCCGGCATCACGCACAAGGCGCGACTCGCGCAGCTTGACCCAGGAAGCCGCCACGGCGGCCAGGGTTTCGCGGCGTTGGGCCAGGTATTCCGGGGCGAGGTCGCTCCCGAAATGATGGGTGGCGATGAAGCGCCCGAGCTCTTCGCACGCCTTGGCGGTGTACGAGTCGAAGGCTTCGAGGAAGGTGATGGGCTCACCGAACGCGTGCGCGTCGGCGTGTGCGTCAGAGCTTTTCATTTGGTCCTTTCGCGAACAGCAAAACGAGGGAGAACAGCAGGCCCCAGGTTACGGGGCTCGCCAGGGATAGGATGGCCATGGCCCCGGCCCCACGGGCGGCGGCGTCGCCGTGCCCCGTGCAGGCCAGGAAAACCACGGCCAGGATCAAGATGCCCATCAGCGGATCCCCAGCCAGGAAGTAGGGCAACACGAGCAAACGTGGTTCCTGCATTCCTGCTGCTGGATGCGGTAGTCTTCGAGGCGCTCTGCCTCGCGCTCGTCCTCGACGCGGGCATCCTCGCGGGCGCGTTCAACCCAGGAATCCCACTGGGCATATAGTTCAAATCGGCATTCGTCGAGGTCGGGGAGCTCTTCCACCCCGAGATTTTCGAACGTGTCGCCGAGGCACTCGAAAGCGGTCTCGCGGTTCCAGGTCTTGAGAAAGAGACGGTCCGGGCTCTCGGAATAGATCATGCCCAGGTGCATGGCCACGACGCCAGCCGTCGACACGTCGACGCCCGAACGCCCGAGTTTGCGAGCGTTATGAATCATTGCTGCCCCCGGTAGTGCGAGGTCTCATCGTCGGCGCGGTGCGAGCGCGCCAGGTGGGCGAGCACACGCGCACGGGTGCGCGGGTCCAGGCTCGCAAGCACGGCGTCGCTCGGTCGCCGGGTCCTTTCCCATGCCTGGGTAAACACGTTCCAAATGGTGACGGTGCCGTCACGGTGCACAATGCTTTTCATGGCTCCTCGAAGCGCCACGCGGCGCGGTTTTCCAGCCCAGGAATTTGGGCCGGAGTTGGTTAGGTAGCAGAGACGGTGCGCGGGTGCAATTCTTTTTTGCACCCAGGTTTTTAGCTGGCGATGTCGCGCACCTCGTCACGGTCGAGCCAGAAACAATCCTTGTCGGGGTTATCCGCTCCCCACGGGGAAAACTTAAATTCCTCGTCCATGCGGAGGACGGACGTCCCATCCGCGAGTGTCATGTCGCAGAAATCTTTCAGGCGCATGGCTTGCTTCGCTTCGCTCTTGGTCATTTTCCTACCCCAGGTTTTTGCTTAGGTTTCGGGGACGTGAATCGTCCCCCCGTAGGTTTTGTGGAATCGCTTGGCGGCTTTCACTGCCGCCGAAAGCGTGCGGTGCGACGACTCGTCAACCGTTTCGCCGATAGCGTTTAGGTCGTCGGCTCTCGTGGCATAGCACCTAGCGGCGAAACCTCTGCGCGTCAGCACAACGTAAGAATGCGGCGGATCAAATCGGCTCATGGTGCACCCACGAGAGACCACAGAAACGCGACCGCGAAAACCGAGCATGACGCGAGCACGAATGCACACGTATGCCGCACCATACCGGTGCGCGGCACCGGCAAAGCGTCGACGATGCGCGCTTCAGCCGCGCGCATATGGGCAGGGATGGGCCCGAGGGTTAGGATGGTTCCGGGTTGCATGGCTTTTACCTATGGGTGAACGCGTGGGCACGCGTCGACGTATCGCGACCAGAGTCACGGCGCGTCGACGCATGGCGAGCCGATAGGCTCGCAAGCGTCATGGGTTACGCGTAGAAAACGCGGGCATCATGCGTGCGCAGTGACGCGATCGCCGCTTGCGCGCGTTTTGTCGTCGCACCGTGAAGCCTAATCGTGACGTCACGATTCGAAAGGCCTTCGCCGCGCGTTCCGTCGCACGCATGGCAATCGGCACAGTTGCGCACCTTCCCCGCTTCCGCGCTCGCTGGGCACGTCATTTCGCCGGCGAGTCGTCGTGATTCCTCGTCGTCCGCGACGCGGAACGTGCGCCACCCGAGCAGGCTCGCGCGCGAGCGGTCGATTTGGAGTTCGCACGAAGCCATGACGAGCCGTCGCCATCGGCGATCGGTAAGCCGTCGCCAAGCGTGAGTATACCCCGTATGCGCCTTGCTACGTGACACCAAGGCTTCCCAAATCTCAACCGGCACAGCCGCCGGATCGCCATATGCGCCAAGGCGTACGGTGCGATCTGCACCTAGCGCGGCGATCGCGTCGAGGTCGCCGGCGATAGACGCGTAACGCCCACGGCGGAACGCGCGCCAAATCGACAAGGGAGCTTCACCCGATCGCACGTAGCACCCGCGTCCGCCGGCGAATGGGCAATCGCCGCAAACCGTATAATCGCCTTGCGACTTTACGAGCGCGTTAGGTGCCTCATCCGTCGCGAGTACCCACGTTTGGACGAGGTCGCCCGTTTTCGCGTTCTTAGACTCCCGGCCTAGGCCGGTGACGATGACGACGATTTGCTTTCCGTCGAACATTGACGGTCCCTGATAGATAATCATGATTCCTCCGAGCGCCCAATGGCGCGCTAGCGTGCGTGTGGCACGCGTCGACGGTACGCGATAGGCTCGCATGACGTCGACGCATGGCGAGCGGGTTAGGCTCGCTTGCGCGTCATTCTGCGATGCGCAAATGGGAGTCAGACACCCACAGTGCGCGACGAATGCCGCCGTCAAGCCACGTCACGTAGCTTTCATCGACGACGCTATGGCATCCGATGACGCGCCGTTGACGCATGATGACGGAGAGGCGGTTTCCGAACAAGACGAGAGATCCGATTCCCATTGCATTTCCCCTTAGCGCGTTGAATGGCGCGGCATAGGCGCAAGCGAGCTTGCGACCATGGCGCGGCATGCGAGCGGGTTAGGCTCGCGAGCGCATCAGCCGAGCCAGTACCCATCGTGCAATTCCGCGCCGTCGTAGCATGGATCGTCGAATTGCTCCCCGAGGTGCTCGGCGATGTAGTCCTCTGCGTCGATCCGCGTCGCGAGCGTCGCGAGATCGGTCGCGCGTCCGATCATGGTGCAGCCGATCACGGTGTAGAGTTGGACGATCCACTGGTCATGATCCATGCACAGGATTCCCACGGCTGTCATGGGGACGGACCGCGTTGCCTTGGATTCGGAGATGGTGCGCTGTTCGTTCATACCGAACACTCTGCGAGCACCGTGCCAAGCGAGTAGAAACGCGTCAATCGCCAGCGTTTTCCCTAGTCTTCCAATCGTTGCAAGCGCCCATGCCATCGAACCCATACACTGACAGGCATGTCATACCCTAAACGGCCAAAGCACGCGTTAACGAGTAGACTCTAAGCGTTTCCGAGCGTTTAGCGTGCTATGACAGTGACGTCATGCCGGCTCGCAACGTTTGCATACTTGCGAGCTACCCTCTCAGCGTGCGACCCTATAGGGTGACCCATCGTCCGGCCGCGTGGGTCTCGCGTGCGGTAGCGTCGACGGCGGTAGCAGCGGCAGAGCCTCTCAGAGCCTACGCGAACTCTCATCCGCGCGCTATAGTAGAGTGCACGTCACTCACGCTTGCGGCGTTAACGCGTTACGTCTAACGCGGTCGGTCTAACGCGGTGCGTGACCCATGTCTGAAGTTTTAAGGGAGGGTGAGGGGTGGGATACCCCCCTCCAAAATTTTTCAGTTTGCAGCGTTTGGGCTTCGGACGCGCCAACGCCGAGTCACGTTGCACGTCGTGGTGTTGGAATCCACGAGTGCAAGTGACGGAAGTGCCCTCCCCTGCAGTTCCCAAATGCACACAGATGGCGGTAAGTTACCAGTCAGATTCGACATCCTTCCCTCATTTTCATGTTTCTGCTGGATTCTACGTAGGGTCTGCTTTGGCTGTTGCTTGTATTCTGCACACCGTATCCACTCCACAGCCTCTCTCTCGGTACATGCGTGCACTCTACACTGTACTTGGGGTGTACTGGTGGACGTGATATCTTTGTTGACGTGGGTGGGGGCGTCTGCTTCGATCCGTCTCGGAGGAACATGAAGAGCCCTGTCATCAAACGACGCGTCCCCGGTGGCCGCATGGTCGAAGGCGCTAAGGCCTACTGCGACGCCTGGCGCAAGTACGCCGAGCCCGTCGCCGCCATGACCGGCTGGCCCATCCACTCCTTTGCCTCCGGGCACATCGTCCTCGTCTCCCCAGACTACAAACACACCCAAGCCATATCCCTCGAATTCATCGAGGCACTCTTCCCCGTCATCCGTCCAAAGGCCACCAAATGCTCCCGCTGCAACGCGCCATCTTCCTCCGTGGTGTCTTCGACCCCTCGGACCCCTCCCGCATCACCACCACCCTCTACCGCCCAAAGCACCTGGACCTTCGATTCGAAAACGGATTCGTCCGCTCCGGTGACCTCCTCGTCCCCCTCGACAACGTCGTCGAACTCAAAAGCCTCCCCGCCGTCGAATCCGCCCCCGCCGTCGAACCCGCCGAACCCGAACCCGCAGTCCTGACGGCTCATGAAAACCAAGAATCCCAAGACTCCGTCCGACGACGTGGCCGACCGCGAAAGAACCCAAGCTGAACATGTCCTCGCCTCTTTCGAGGATGCCGTCCGTCAGCAACTCGCAGCGAAAGATCTCAGCCACTTTGAGGGCCTTCTCACCTCTACTGTCGGGTTTGGCCTTGCTACTGCCAGCCCCCTACAACGAGCTATCGCTCGTGTCGTTGACGGTCGTCCTCTGGGCGAACTTGGTGATGACCCTGCGGTACTCCGAGCGTTTGGAGGCGTGGTGCCGCCTGTCGTCAAGCCTTCGGAGTTTGCCATCGTCTCCGGTATCCGTACCGCTAAAAGCCTTTCTGCGGCTGCCCTTGCGGTCCACTGGTCGCAACGCGCCGACCTGAGCCGCCTCGGCCCTGGCGAGATCCCTCGTATCTCCATCGTCTCGCTCTCAAAGGACCTCGCCGACGTCGTCTTCGGTCACATCGTCGGGCGCATGATGGCTTCCCCCATCCTGTCCAGGCTCATCCTCGAAACGCCCACCGCCGACACGCTCATGGTCAAACACCCGAGCGGTCGCCCCGTCGAGATCAAAGTCGTCGCCTCCTCCAAGGCCGGCTCCTCACTCGTCGCCCGCTGGTCCGCTGGCGTCATCCTCGACGAAGTCGCGCGCTGGGGCGCGGACGATGCCGCCGTCTCCGTCAACGACCTCCGCGACGCCGTCCTCCTCCGTATCCTCCCCGGCGCTCAGCTCGTCTACATCTCTTCCCCGTGGGCTCCCATGGGCTTTCTCTACGACCTGGTCAAGGAACGCTGGGGCAAGCCCAGCCGCGACTGCATCGTCGTCAAAGCCCCGGCCTACGACATGGCCCCGCTCATCTGGACCGACGACAAGCTGGAGATCGCGCGCCGTGACCCGCGCATCTACCGCACCGACATCGAGGCCGACTTCGCCGACCCCGAGGAGGCTCTCTTCTCCACCCAGATGCTCGACAGCGCCACGCGCAAAGAGCCGCTCGTCGCACCGCCACTGCCCGGCGCAATCTACACCGCCGCCATCGACCCCGCCACGCGCGGCAACTCCTTCACCCTCGTCGTCGCCACCGGCTCCGGGCGCAAGCAAAAGGTCATCTGCCTGGCCAAGCAGTGGACTGGCTCCGCCGTCAATCCCCTGCGCCCTGCCGCTGTCCTCGCCGAGATTGCCCACATCCTCCAGGCCTACCGCGTCACCGTCCTCGACTCCGACCAGTACATGGGCGATGCCCTCCGTGACCTCGCCGCTCAGGTCGGCCTCGTCCTCATCCCCCACGCCTGGACCGCCACCGAGCGCACCAAGCGGTACCTCACCCTCCGCACCATGTTCGAGATCGGCGAAGTCGAGCTCCCGCCCGACATCATCGTCCGCCAAGACATGCAGCGCGTCGTCAAACGCTACACACAGACCGGCGTCACCATCGACCTCGCCAAGTCCGGCGACGGTCGCCACGCCGACTACGCCCCCGCCATCTGCATGGCTCTCACGCGCTGGCACGAGCAAATGCCCACCGAGGACCAATCCTCCTTCGAGGACGGCTACAAGGGCATGTCGGCGGAAGAGCGGAAAATCTGGGAGCCGATCGAAAAGAAGATACGTCGCAAAAATGAACAGCGGTCCAAGATGGGGCGCTTTCGGCATTGATGGTCTTACCAAAACCTGGATACTTGCCCATGAATGGCCGGTATCACCGAAACGACCGATGCATGGTGGCTCCTTCATCAGAACAATGAGGATCCCGCCAACGCTGTAGTCGGAGCGATCAACTCGATTCGCAACGAGTCGTCGTACCGTCGCCAGATGTGGACGCGCGCCGCTGAGGTTTACGGCACCGATCTGAAAATGTTCGGCATGCCCATCCGCAACGTCTGGGACGAGCGGGTCTCGTTCAACGTTGCGCGGAACGCCATCCACACCATGCAGGCCAAGCTGGCCCGCCAGATGCCGCTCCCGAGCACGTTGACCGTCGGTGGCGACTTTCTGCAACGGTACCGAGCCAAGATGCTCGACCGGTTCCTGCATGGCGCGTTTTACGCTGCCTCGTATGCCAAGGTGTACCCGCAGCTCCTGCTCGACGTGCTGGTTTTCGGCGTCGCGGCCTGCAAAGTCTACGTCCAAGACGGCGCAATTCAGATGGAACGCGTGCCGATCTTCGACTTGCTCGTCTCGGACGCCGAATCCCGGTACGGAACGCCCCGCTGCCTCTACCACCGCTGCTACATGGACCGCTCCGTGGTCCTCGAAGCGTTCGGCAACGAGGGAGAAGAGCTCTACGGCTCGGAAAACGAGCGCAAGAAGACCATCCTATCGGCTCCGCGCCCTGCGGATGACGACTCGACGTACATGAACACGTCGCGTTACTCCGACCAGGTGCTCGTTTACGAGGCCACGCACCTCGCGAGCGGCCCAAACGCAACCGACGGGCTCCGCGTCATCGCTCTTTCGACCGGAACGCTCGCCACCGTGCCGTGGAAGCGCACCTCGAACTTCGGATTCGGGTTCCTGCGCCTCAACACCGACCTCGCGGGCTTCTACGGTCCGTCGATGGCTCTCGAACTCGCCGCTCCGCAGGACGAGTACGACAAGCTGTCGAACAAGATCCAGGTCGCACACGACTTGATGGGCGGAAGCCACATCATGGTGCAGGCCGGCACGCTCGGTAAGACCAAAATCGACAACGATGTCGGTACGATCATCGAGTACCAGGGCGCGAAGCCGGACGTCTTCAATCCGCAGCCCGTCCACCCCGACACGTACTCCTACAAGGACATGATCGCGCAGAACATGCTGCGCTATCAGGGTATTTCCGAGCTTTCCGCTCAGTCCTTGCTGCCGGCAGGCCTTCGTCAGGCGTCGGGCCACGCGCTTCGCGTGTACGACGACATGGAAGACTCGCGTTTCCGCGTTGCTCACGAGGCCGTGCGCCAGTTCCACGTCGACCTGGGCTGGCTCATCGTCGATGCGTGCGAAGAGGCCGCGGAGAACGGCGAAGACATCGAGATTCTCGCCCCTGGCCAAGGTGCGCTGGAGCGCATCAACTGGTCCCAGGTGAAGATGGATCGCAAGGAGTACACGCTCCGCTGCGAGCCCATCTCTGCGCTGTCTCAGAGCAAAGCGGCCCTGCTTCAGGAGACCTTGGAGCTCGTCGACCGCAAGATCATCACGGACCGTCGTGTGGTCGCCAACATGCTGAACATCCCGGATGTGGACGCGACGCGCGACCTCGAAACGGCGGACGTCGACGTGGTCGACAAGGCGTGTTCGCTCATCCTGCGTGGCCAGGATTACCCGGATCCTGACAAGCGCCTGCTTCTCGACGTCGCCTACGACCGAGCTCGCAAGCACTACAACAAGGCCCGCGTCGACGGCGTGCCCGAGGACCGCATCGCGGCTCTCGACGACTACTTGTCCAAGATTGAGGCATTGATCGCGCAAATGCAGGCCGAGGCCCGTGAGGCCCAGGCAGAAGCGCAAGCGATGCAGCAACCGCCGGCTGGTCCGGCACAACCAGCAGCACCTGAAGGCGCTGCGCAGCAGGAGGTACCGAATGTCTGACGATCTTTACGCACGCATGAACGCAGCGGCCAGTGAGGCCATCAAGTCGGCGACGCCCGAGGACTCTGGCGACGAAGTGCAGGCTGCTCCCGAGGAGCAACCGGAGACGCTTGAGGAGCCGCAGGTCGAGCCCGAGGTCGAAGGCGAAGGCGACGAGGCCGAGAAGGTCGAAGAGCCCGAGGATGCGCCCGAGGAGGCCGAGGCTGCGGAGGAAGAGTCCGACATCGCGGACGAGATTCTGGCCGTTCGCCAGGCTGCGGAGCGTCGTGTTCGCAGCGCCGAGACCAAGGTGCGCGAGCTCCAGGCCAAGCTGCAGGAGTCCGAGAAGCGCGTCGAGCATGTGCAGCGTCAGGTCGTCGACGAGATCTTCAAGCGTCTTCGCCGCTCGCCCGCGCGCACGTTCAAGGAATTCGGCTTCGATTTCCAGGACCTGATCGACGCCGGCATGCGCGAAGGCCAGATGCACGAAGGTGCGTTTGGCGAGATCGACGAGGTTCGCCAGGAGATTCGAGCTCTGCGTGAGGAGCGCGAGCGCATGCGCGAGGAAGCGGAGAGCCGCAACGCGCAGGTGCAGCTTGCCGAGGCTCGCACGAGCTTCCTTCGCCAGGTCTCGAAGGACAAGTTCCCGACGCTCTACAACATGTTCGAGGACGACGTTGAGTCGCTCTGGAGCGAGGCCATGAGCGTTGCCGAGGCCCACGAGGAGCAGCACGGCGAGCCGCCCGAGGACATGGCCGTCATTCGCTACCTCGAAGACAAGTACAAGCGAAAGCTCTCACGTTTGGGTGCGGCCCCTGCGGCCACTCCTGCACAGGTCTCGCAGCCCAAGAAGGCCGTGAAGACCATTTCGACGAAGGCTGCCAGCGAGACGCGGACTGCTGGCAAGCCCTTTGGACAGCTCGATGCCGACCAGCAAAAAGCTGCCCTTCTGGCCGCAGTCAAAAAAGCAACCTCGCAATCGACAAACTAGGAGTTTGAATCATGCCGTACACCAACCCGACCTACTCTGCCGTTCAGGCCATCCTCAAGACCAAGTACCCGGATGGCGCGATCCCGCAGGCGCTCTACAAGAACTTCCCGCTCCTCGCTCTCGTCAAGAAGACGACGAACTTTGACGGCGACTTCCGCGTTGTGGCGCTCCAGAACGAGCGTCCGCAGGGCTCCTCGTCGCAGTTCGCGATCGCTCAGGGCGTCGCGAAGTCTGGCCTGAACGGTGGCGGCGGCTCGTACAAGCGTTTCCAGGTCTACCGCACGCGCCACTACGGTCTCCTCCGTATGGACGGCGAGACCATGAAGGCAGCTGTCCGCACGTCGGGCGCGCTCGTTGACCTCTGGAACAACGAGACGGACGGCATCTCGACGAACGAGCTCCAGGAACTTGAGTTCCAGCTCTTCGGCGACGGCACCGGCACGCGCGGTATTATCCTCAGCCGCACGGCGACGACCTTTACGCTTGCTACCCCGTCGGACGCGGTCAACTTCCAGCTCGGCATGAAGCTCGACTTCTTCGCCCCGACCCCGACCCCGACGACGGCTCGCGTGACGACGCCTGCCACGACGGACGCTGGCAACGGTGTCTACGTCTCGGGCATCAACCGTCAGACCGGCGTCATCACCGTTCAGGGTGTTGGTGGTGTTGTCGACCTTACCGCTGGCTCGATCGCTGCGAATGACCGTGTTACCCGTTCGGGTGACGGTCCGACCTCCGCCATCGCGACGGCTTCGTCGGGTTCGGCGTCTGGCGCTCTCACCGGCATTCAGTCGTGGATCACGACCCCGTCGGCTGGCGACAGCTTCTGGGGCCTTGATCGCACGGCGGACCCGGTTCGTCTTGCCGGTCAGGTGCTCTCGGTCTCGGGTCTTCCGATGAACGAGGCGCTCATGGAAGGTGAGGCCCGCGTGCTCGTGCAAGGCGTTGGCAACCCTGACACGATCCTCGTGAACCCGCTCGACCTCCAGAACCTCAAGAAGGCTCTCGGGTCGGACGTGGTCTACGACCGCGTGCAGTCGAACGTCGCTGGCATCTCGTTCAAGAGCATCCAGTACGACGGTGCGAACGGCCCGATGAACATCGTCGCGGATCCGTTCTGCCCGCGCTACAAGGCGTTCATGCTCCAGCTTCCGAGCTGGGAGCTCTCGACGCTCGGCGCGGCTCCGCAGATGCTCGACTGGGACAACAACGACTACCTCCGCGTGAACGACAACGACCAGTACGAGGTTCGTTTCGGCCACTACGGTCAGTTCCTCTGCAACAACCCTGGTGCGAACATCATTCTCACCAGCTTCGGTCTCTGACCGGTTGAGCATTGGCGCGCTGCCACGCGGTGGCGCGCCTTTGCTACACCTCCACTAGGAGTAACAACATG